TTCACTTATCAAAAACTCAACGACAGCCCCACAGCCGTCACACACCATCTCACTCGTATCACTAAAATGGAAGATGTTACTATCTGGACACGTCGAGCAAGTCGTCGAAAATCTCTCGATGGGTCGGTCTATAGTCTGTTTTTCTACGTCTATCAAGTAATCTACGAATATATCTCTACGTTGCAATCCCATAGTTTCTTTACAATTGAACACATTATCCGTATGTGTTTCCTTTACGGTATCGTCCGTATATTGTTTCAAATATGGCATGCATCGCATGATATAGTCCGACATCTCAGATTCGTACAACGTTCGATTGGTGGGGTCGTCGTCTATCTTGGTCATCCATTCATTTATTCGTTTATTATACCTACTTAAAAAATTACCTTCCATTTAGTGTAATGAAATTACTCCAGTCGTTTTTAATTAACACAATTTTTAGAATTAAACAAATCATCAAATTTTTATTTCATAACAATGACTTTACTGTGATAAATAGGTGTATCGAGTATAAAGTTGACCATTCGAAAAATGTACACGACATCGACAGTCTATTCTGGGAAAGAGAATCGCTCACATGGGTAGAGGAATCGAATGAGTATTTTAGCGATTTTAGAGAGACTGACGATATCACTAACCTCCCAGAGTGTATCACGGATACCTTGGTGCGTTATAAATTTTGGTACAACAATAAGGTGTATAAATTCTTGACGTATGATCCCAATTTCAAATGGCCCCCTACCAGGCATATGGGTGTCAATTTTCACATCCCCTTGACGAGTGCGCAATTAATGGATTGTGATGACAAACCAGTGAAAGACATGCTCTCCAAGATCGGGCGATATGCCGGTCCATACAACGATTTTTATAAAGGTAAAGTGAAAATAAAGGATATGTTATGGTACAATGACGAAATGAGGAAAAATGTACCTACTATTAAACTGAGAAATGGACTTGGTATGACTAAAGTCGTTTCGACAGAGACTGGTCTACTCACGGATCTTCGGATACCTTAGTCGCTAAATAAAATTTAAGTTCTCCCAGATTCGCCACGTTATATTTTAGCACCAAAAATCTATTTTGTTCTTCCTGCATGATCTGTACAGTAGAGCACATGCTCGTCGCCTTGGTGAATATATTCATATACTTGAGTGAATATAGACCACACATTTTAGGCGATTCATCTGTACACTCGATGTCAGTCTCTTGGTTGGCGAAATCACCACACACCGAAAGTTTAAGGGATTTTCCTTCACGCATGATTTCAATCTCTTCTCCGATGTTTGACATGTCTCGACACATGCGCTGGAAATCGACCGATGGCAGTGACGTGTTCATGGTCATATGAACATCTGGAACTTCGATTTGATTTTCGTTAATGTCGAGCAGTTTTAATGCGAATTTCGTGCATGTCTTCTTATTTTCGTTATGAATCTCGATGTTCATGAACTCTTTCGAGTTGATGGATATCGCGAGTACATCATTATTCGTGATCGTCTTCAAAAGTTTATGCATATTCGACATGTTCACACCAGCTTCCATATCCTCTGTGCATGTGTACTCTTCAAAATTGTCAGCAGAAAGAAACATGTCGATGAGCGAGGTTCGAGCTGTATCGAGTGTCACTATATACATCCCGTCTGGCTTGAAATAGATGTTCACATCATTGAGAATATCCTTCAACACTTCAAACGTTGACTTAAAAGCACTTGCCTGGATAGTTAATAACTTTAACATCTCTCGATATTTTTAGAATTATTTCTTTATATCAGTATACGCGTCAGAAACAGACTGACTTATTTTCTGTTGTAATTCGGGTGTCATTGCGGGCTGAAGAGATCTACCGTAATCGTCGAGACCGAATAATTGACTATTGGGTTCTCCAGACAACGTCGTCATAGTAAACGAACTGAAACCGCACGTGTCCAGTTCCTGTACGGGAAGTAAAGATTCGAGCCAGTTCGTTATTTCCCGACCCACGAGCATCTTTCCGTTTTGTGTCAACATGGTCGGAACATGAGTAATCTTGCTCCGGTACTTGGCTGGAATCCCGAGTTCGTTCACGTTGTGATACCGCACAATCTGTTTGAGCTGAGCATGCGAGTTGATATATTCTATGACATCGCTACTATGCTTACATTTCGGACTGTACAGTAACAGGGACATATCTGTTGTAGTATCGTAAAAAAATTATAAAAAATACACACGACTTTTTTTATACCTATATACTAAATGACAAAAATCGTCTTAGTTATTTTGATAGCTCTCGTGTTATACCTGATGTCCAGGACGAAGGAAAACTTCGGGTACTCTGGACACACCAAACCCGTGAATAATGTCATCCTAGATGACGCGTCTCCCAACATGAATGATTACAAAGAGGCTCGTGACATAAGCATTTCTAATGATATGATGGAAAAGTTTGTACTCGCGTCAAATAAATATGTCGGAGAAAAGACGGGTTTGTGCACATATGTCATCGAGACTACCGCTGTGAAAAAGTTTAAGCACAAGACCAAGAATCATGAATTGTACCAGTGTGTGTTTATGTTCATGCGTCAAGGTGGATTCTCGTTTGGCTTCTCGGCGGTTGTCGACATACTCGTCGTTTCGGGTGAAGTGAAAATTCAAGGGGCCCGAACCCAACCTCTCGGTGTCACCCCACCGAATGATCTTTCACCTTTCCAGTCCTCTGTAGGGGGTAAAGAATTTTTGAAATTTGAAACGTTCGAGAAGAGTGAGTTGGATTTAATAAAAAATAACTCTAAATAATTGTAATGATATCCGTTGACGAGATTTCACGTATGGAGGATAAGAGAAATCAAATAAAGAAGGAAACATACACAAAAATTTACGAACAAATATCAAGAAAAATACGTAGAACAGTCGATGCGCGCGGTAAGCGTACGATTGCTGAAGTACCTTCTTTTCTCGTGGGGTATCCATCGTTCGATAAATATAAAGCTGCCAAATATCTGAAGCGACAATTAGAAAATAACGGTTTCATCGTCGTGATAACAGGCGACGTGATGCTCGACATTTCTTGGGAAGTAAAAAAGGTTGTCAGGAAACCACAGGAAGTGGAGAACGACTTCCCAACCCTGATAAACTTACGCAAGGCTGCGAATAAATACAGGGGGTATGCGGGAAACGGATGATAAAAAAAGTTGTGCATATCATAAATGGATAACCTCAATATCCTGGTAGAGGCTAAACGCGAATATCTCGAACAACTGTCGATTCTCATGTGCCCCCCGATGATAGACGTATTTGATGCCATGTATCAAGAAGCACACAAGTTATCCAAGGGGCGTAAAGTTTTGTTGATGTTCCAGCAATTGCTTCGGGATGTACCCGACTGGAATGAGACGATGGCGAAACAGCATACTGATAACATAGCTAATAGGTGTTCGTGGTTCAAAAATCTCGTAGCTGCGGTATTTGTGAGCTCCGTAAAGATATTATCGGCCGTGCGTCTTAGCAAGGACAGTAAGAAATTATCAGTGAAACTTCCGAGTAATGAACTGTTTATTCACAGCTGCTACAAGAACGTCGCTAAAGATTTATACAGGGATCCGTACATATTCACGGAAAATCAGTCAGAACACGCGCGAAATGATAAGCTATATGAAAGGTTCGCCCAGTGCATAGAAAACACCGTGAAAGAGCTCATTCCCGTACAAGATATTCTTCAGACATACATGACTGATCAAGCGGAGGATATCGTCGATCCGAACGAAATGGACATGCGAAGTGACGATGTCGACGAATACGATGAGTCTATGGGACCGACGGACCCGATGGGACCGACGGACCCGATGGACCCGATGGACCCGATGGACCCGACGGACCCGATGGACCCAGTGGGACCGTCCAACCCGATGGAACCGGCCCAGGGTGGTGCTATGTCCGATTTTGATCCCGACCCTGCCGACGAACCCGTCCAGGAAATGGGATCGGATCACCAGCGAGACCCATTCGAAGACGAATTTCGGACGATCAAATCTCAGCGTCCCCAGCAGCCACGTGTAGAAGATAGCGAAGATCTGTTTCCGGATGCATCTGAAACCAGAACAAAAAAACTTAGTTATTAGATATGGACGAGTACTTCAGAGATCCAACATCAGCTGCTATAATCGCTGGGCTGATAACTGCTTTATATATTCACGGCAAGGCTCGTTTAAACGACGAAGGCGCTCTGGCTACGAGCGCCTATGTAAAACCGGCTATCCTAAATGCCGTTTTGGTATATTTTATAATTTCGAATGGTGTTGGTAAACGTGAAACCATATCGACAGACCCGTTCTAAATACACGACTTAAAGATTAACCCCATATTATTAGAAAATGACCTCGGTTACCGCTTTTAATGATATGATGGGACAGTTCCTCACCGAGCTTCACATGTCCTTTCCGGAAGAGAAAAGCATCAAGAAGTACATGGCGGCCTTCGAACTTATGCGATCCACTAATGGTCGCTTGGTTGTCGATGGGTTCATGGGTGCGATCGGACCTCACATGAATAAGATTTCCGAGAAGGATGAGAACTTCTTCGTGGAAAATGCGGAAACGATCGATTTTCTGAAGGATATCAATCTCAAGAAAATCTGGCCTCTCGCATCTGCCGGTACTCGAGATGCTATTTGGCAGTACATTCAGACATTGTACATGCTGGGTACGACTATCACGTCTATCCCCCCTGACACTCTTAAGATGATCGAAACTGTCGCGAAGCAGTGCGCGGATAAACTTCAGGACGAAGGTGGCGACATTGACGAGACTCAACTCATGAAGTCTATGCAAGGTCTTCTCGGTGGTATGATGAAAAAATAAAAATTTGTTAATATAAATGGCGACTCGGTCAGTGTTTAACGAACCGAAGGAACTTTTCAATAAAAATGAAATTCTTAATTTTTGGCCAATCGAGAATCAGAGTGCATCAGAGCGTGTCAACGCGACCGCTCGGTTTGTCGCATATGCCACATGCATTTTGTATTTAATTCGGCGTGACGTGAGGGTGTTCATACTCGGTGCGACTGCCTTGGGTGTTCTTTATGTTATGGAAAGGTCGAACATGATTAAGGAGGGTCGAATTCGGCCGACTGACACGACGAGTGAGTATAGGTCGCAGTGTCAAGTTCCTACCAGGGATAATCCCATGGGGAATGTTCTCATGAGTGATTACACGGATCGCCCCGATCGCCCATCCGCCTGCGACGTGAGCACGGTGCATAATGATATCAATTCGATATTGTTCGAGCGTATTCCGTACGGTCCCACTCGTTCCCGGTCATCCATGCCTGACGTACAGAGGAACGCGTACGCTCGTCAATTTGTGACATCACCCGTTTCGAGTATCCCAGGTGACCAGACTGAGTTTGCTGAGTGGTTATATGGCGAAAAGAACGCCCCTATGTGCAAGTCTGATGGAACGATGTGCAGCCCCAACGCCAGGGGTGTCCAGTTGGAAGCGTTCGGTGGTTTGGATCCCACGGGTGATAAAAGAGGTGGTATGTTCGGTGGGTCTGGTCGAGGTGCAGGTACGACGAGTAGCACTTTTGGTTAGATAATATTCTCATGTAATAATAAATGGCGTATCAGCTCCAACCTGGAATGAAATTGGTGCAAAACCCAGTAACCCCTCCAGTATGTGCGACTGATGAAATTTTCACGTATCCCAAGCCGAGTTCCTTGAACTATGGCTCTCGACCCAATACGATGCTTTATGGTACAGCCCCGTTTATGGCCGGTAAGGGTGCCCCAGCCGAGTTCATCGAGACCAGTGACGCCCTGCGTCCCCAATCTACCAGTCAGTTTAATAAGATTATTTCTCAGACGTACGAGAAGAACCATTTCCCCCTCCAACACATCGAGTGTGGAATACCCCTTAGGACTATGAGCTACGAGCCTGCGAGTACGCGCGCCGAAGTTCAGAACGCGATATTTAAGGTACGATATCAAAATTAAAAATCTCAATAACAGGTAAGAATGGCTGATCCAGTGTCTATACTTGCGGTAGCCGGTTTGGCATATGTAGGAAAACGACTGAGTGAGCGTCCCCCCGAAACATATGAAACAGAAGAACCACCAGTATATACCCCCAAGCCCCCCATTGAAGTTAAAATGCCAGAAATCATCAACGAGTCCACCGATCGTCTTCCTATGCGGAAAATAGAGCTGTCGACGTTTGCTGATATAGCGCCTCAAAGACGTACGAACGGTGGGGAAATGCTCACCATGCGCAATCGGATGTATGATACCGGTCGCATGAACAATTTGTCTCCAGTCGAAAAACAGCTCGTCGGTCCCGGTATCGGTGTAGACGCATCTGTTCCCGCTACAGGGGGTTACCAACAGATGTTCCGAGTCAACCCGGAAAACGTGGGTGCGTATCGCCTCACTACTTTACCCGGACGAACC